GACACCGTTCGTAGAAGCAAGCTTAGTGACATGCAGGCAGCACTCCTGCATTATTACATCTCCAGCAACGTGTCAACAGTTGCAGACGAGGTGCACAAACCAGGCCAATTGGCGCGTCACTATCAGGCTGTTGGAGTAGATGAAGTTTCTGCTCTTGAGCAGGGCAAGGAGTATGCAATTGAGTATGCTCCTGGCGCCCTGACCCAGACAGCAGTTTTCCCAACTGAAAGCTTGTCAAACGAAAAGGCAACCATTCGCGGTCGTCTCGATGAACCACAGCGCGCGGCGAAGAAGCGCGAAAAGATTACACCTAAACATTACCGGTGGGCTGCAGATTTTGTTGCCTTGATGGTTGGAGAGGTTGGCCTCGGCTACCCTTACCCAATGTCTTACGTCGAGGAACGCCAACAGAAACCACTGCAGCGCGCTAGGAATGAACAGGGCCGTATGCACAATGATTACAACATGCGAGTGAGCGCGTTCCAGAAACGCGAAGCTTACAACGCACCCAATGATCCCAGGAACATTTCAACGGTTCCGCACAACCACAACATTCGGTTGTCCAGCTACACTTACGCTTTCAAGGAAGACGTCCTGAAGCGACAGGCGTGGTACATGCCATGTCGTACGCCACAGGAAATCTCCGAAGCCGTGCAAAATCTTGCGGCTGACAACGATGAGTTAGTAGAAACTGACTATGGTCGGTTTGATGGGACATTCTTACGCTGGATCCGTGCCAACGTCGAGCACGCGGTCTACAAGCGATGGGTTGCGAACTTAGCGAAGAGCGAGCTCACATTGCTCCTTGGGAATGAGCTAACTCCCAAGGCTGCGACCAAAGGGGGATTGAAGTACAACCCCGACTGTTCCCGTCTTAGTGGATCGCCAACCACGACAGACGGAAACTCGATTTGTAACGCATTCGTTTCCTACGTAGCTAATAGGATGAGTGGGATGTCATCTGCGGATGCTTACAAACACATTGGTCTTGCATACGGTGACGACGGGCTACGCGGGGGCAGCGTAGCTGATGATCTAATCGCACAAGCGGCTAGCGACCTAGGGTTTGACCTTAGAGTCTGCAATCGCGCACAACCGGGAC